TATGTTCTTTGGTGCATATTGCAACTCACTCATTAGATTAGAACATTTGTGCCACTTGCCATAACGGTAATTGTATTCTTGTATCAGATCACAAAACATATTGTAAAGCCACTGGTAATTTTCCAGTGACTGCCGAACCCAGATTGCAGATGGGTGATTAATGTGCGTTGCCGAATAGAGAACTGATTCGCGTGGCTCGTCCAGTTTCCATCGTTTGACTTTTCTACCTGTCAGAGTCGAACCAATATGCTCATGTCCATCAATAACACGATGAGCAGTCGATAACAACTGCGCATATTCGAGAATCATCTTGACGACGTGCTTGTCAAGATGTTGTTTTGCACATTCTTTAGTGTCTTCGTGTAGATAAAAGATGTTCACTTCAACATTCTCCAAAAATTAAATGCCATTGAAACTCTATCTCCATCACCTTCGTTGGGTAATACTCTATGCATGAGATCATCTGGGAATACAATGAGTAAACCAGGATATGGATAAATTATTTCTCGTTTGTGTTTAGTCTTAAATTCTATGGCGCCACAGTTCGGTGGTGTTTGCAAATATAAAACTCCACACAATGCATCTTCTTCACCGCGATCGTGATCATGCCATTCGTTGTAATTTTCGCCAGTGTTTATATTATACCAGTAAGTCAATTCTCCGTCAAATTTAATTTTCGATTTGACTTCATCAACTGTTGCTTCTGCCCAAGGAAAAGACTTTCTGTTACATCTTTCGCTTTGCCAGCCACCAACATTGCTTCGCTTAACGCAGTCTGCAATACCTTTTAGACGCAGAACATTGTAAACAAAATCTTCAGTTATTGTAACTTGGTGCTTCTTTAGGTTCACATCAGCATCCTAATCAAGCCAACAGTATCAATAGTTGTAAGGAGAATATAATTAGCCAACATGCCAAAAGATCTCCGTGTAAACGCTGCCCAAGCATACAAAGAACAGCCAGTGATCCAGATAGGATAAAGTATAAGAAGGGGAGGGGATGGTACAGTAAGAGCCATAGTAAGAGCACAGCCGATACTAATAGCCCAAGCCAGAATTTCCACAGCAAAACGCAATCTATTCGATTGCCAGTCCTCTTTAATCCATGAAAAAGTTTTGTATAGTGCATCATTCATAAACTCATCGCTTTAATTTGTAAAATTTTAGTGTCGAGAATCGATATAGTACTTCGTGCATCCTTGTGAAGGATACCAACTCCACCTTTTTCAACAAAAGGGTCGACACAACCTGGTGAATCATCAATTAAAATTGATGTTTTTGACGCAAATTTCGCTTTTTCAGGTTTTGATCGAACAAAATTCGCATGATAGTGAATATTATGTGCTCTTAGCCAGTTTAATTTCTGTTTTTTCGCCTCCTCACTCTGAAATGGATTGTTGGTACCGAGTGAAGTGAGGATTTCAACACGAATACCACGAATTTTCGCCACATGATCAAGCAAAATGTGCGCATCAGGCATCATATCAAGTTTTTCAAACAGTGAATCGTTCATCACAGCATCACGAAAACGCTGTGAGTCGTGTTCTTGGCGTCCATTCTTATGAAATTCCTTGTCGAAGTCCGCCAAAACACCATCCATGTCAAGATAAAGTGTAATCATTTCACGAATTTTTCAAAGTTTGGTGGTTTCCAACCATCAGGTTTCAATATTTTTCCGTCTTCACGTTTGATAACCTTACCAGTGACACTATCTATCTTGGATAAATTAGACTTAGCACCTTCATCCCAGATATCTTCACACTGCCAGCCACGTGAGTGCATGTAACCAACAATTACCCAGATCAAATCAAAGCATGCGTCGCAAATCTCAGTGTCATTCTTATCTAGATTGGCATCCATCATCTCGCGATACTCTTCTTTGATCAAATCAAAATATAAGTTTGACTGATCAGAAGGATTCGCAGTAAATGGTGGAACAGCTTGTCCCGCAGCAGTCATAAACATACTTACATCAGTAAATACCTTGCTCATTAATCTTTCTCCTCTATTAGCCAAAGTAATTGTCGTATCTGTCGCTTGAGATCTACATTTTCCATACTCAGTCGGAGATTCTCCTTCATGTAATGTTCCAATGCATTCTCAGCATACTCACATGCATTGTTATCATTACTCTCCATCAGCAGCTTCCCACTGTCGACAGAAAAAGTAATTACCCATACGATCAATCTCGCGTTGTGGATATCCCTCATCCACCAACCACTGATAGAAATCAAATCCCTCAGGTTCGGGATACGGTAATAACTTGGGAAATCCATACTTCCACCCACTTGGTGGATCAACATATCTTTTAGTCATCACTCAATACCTCATTTGGAAATTCTTCTGTAGGTGCAAACACATACTCACTCTTTGGTGTATATGGAAAGGTAATTGGCACAAACGAATCGCTACCTGTATAATGGCTCTTAGAGATTGCGCCAAATTCTTTATCCCTGTACCAATTCCAAAACACTTTAGCATTAATGTCGTATGCCTGTCCATCAAACCTATCTTTCTGCTTGAAGACATGACTGCATCGTTTGTTCTGAAATACACCAGGACTGGCTTCATGCCATTCCCAATCTTCACCAGTCAATGGTACGATTGGTTCAAACTTAGCTAGTTTTGCAAATAGATTGATGGTGTACGATGCTGAAAATCCTGAATGCCCTTCGTCAGAGAATACTTCAATCAGTTTCAGTATATTTTCGCATACTGCTTCTTGCATTTCATCACAATAAATTCCGTTCTCATCAATGAAACCAGCAGCACGGAATTCATCAAGTGCGTGTAGTCTTAAATTACTCATTCTTCTTCACTCCATTCAATCTTTACAGTAAATGTGCCGAGTTGAAATCCATGTTCATCCTGTGGAATGTCTTTAACCATAGGATTAAATCTTGCATCAAATGCCTCAATCATATCTCGTTGCACATCATAGATGCTTTCGCCGTCATATTGCTTTTCAAAGATGTTCATCAATTATACTCTCCATTCTCATTTTTCTTTGCTGGTTTCCTTCGCAACCATCTATCCAGTTTCCATTGCCAACCATAATGCATATGACGAATACCAGCCGTGATTCTTAGATAGGGTAGAATCAGACCAGCCCATACGCCACCCGATGGACTAATCTCAGCGTCAATACCAAATGAGAAGTTTTCCATTGTCCAGATTGTAAAGATTAACCAATGCAAACACCAACGATTGGCATTGTATTCATCACCTTTATAATAGTTGAATCTTGGAAACAATGGGCATATGTCATTGCACCAGACTTTGTGCAACGGATAATATTCCCACCAGTATTTTTCTCTGTATTGTTGTGGTTCACTCATTCTGCATTATCCCAACTTTCAATCTCAAACGCCATTCGTAGCCACACATAATCATCTGGATACAGTTTCGCCTCATAACGAAACCCACCTGTCGCCGTAATATACTCATCTCCTACATTCTTACGCTCGATGGCACCAATCAGCACTTCTTGTAGGTACTTTCGTGCGTTCTTACGGAGTTCTTGAACAGGGGGTACATCGTTTGAATCAGAGTATTTCCAATCAAGGAAAAACATTACCTTATGCACTCGATCAAAATCAAACTCATCCAGACAGTCCATAATCAAATCATAGTGCTTGGGTTGTAGTTCAGTCATTCTTGGTTCTTCTCCTTTAGTTTGGCTTGGGTTGCCTGAATCAACGAACCACCCCAATCACCAGAAAGCATTAGTTCGTCATATTCCTCATCAGTCAGCCCAACCCATTCATTCTTTGGCACTTTAAGATAAAGTTTGTTTACAGCCTGACACACACCATCAATGTAAAGTTCGTTATCCTTACACTGAATCGTAAACCAAGTCTCGGATGGAAGAAGTTTTCCCTTGGAAAGGACAGTAACCATCTCAACGTACTCATCGCCCTCTTCATGCATGGGACATCCTCTCTCGGCACATGCTTTATCTATTATCATTTTAAATCAAACATTATTGCTTGGCATACCCTGCTTCTTTCTCTGTGTCATAATGAAGTGTAGAATTAAAATCTTTCATATCTACTGGCTTCACACACCACATATCATAGTAAGCAGAATCAATAAACATTTCCAGTTTCATTCTTTCACTCCAAATTTTCGTTTAATCCAATAACTTGGATACTTACTATCATCTATATTTGCATCGGCAGTCACACAACATTCTGCTATAATTAACTCGGCAAACTGCTCTTGATCAAAATGTCGACCATCAAGTCTCAAATCCCAACATTGGGATGCTAACTCTCTAACTCGTTCGTTCATTCCACACTCCGGCACACGAATCTACTATTTTGCTTTATCTCTTTCGGCGAGTTCCCGTTCAAAAGAACCCCATGCTGAACCTTAGCCGTAGCCATACAAGACTCCACCGAAGAAAACGTATCAATAGGTCTCTCAACAGCACCATTCCCACTCGAAATAATTGCAATCAAAATCCACTTCATAGTCTATCTCCATATAATGAAAGTAATGCATCACGTAGGTCTTCTAGTACAAACTGTAACTCGTCTCTGAATCCCGCTCTAAAAGCAATAGTGAGGATTAGGCTTATAGCCAAGAATACTGCAAAGGATACAAGGAAGGTTACCATAAGATCAATTATACCCTATTGGTGTATTAAAGTAAACCCCCATCTGTCTACTCGGGTTCCAGGGATTGAACCTTTTGGAGACAATTTTTTGCAGGGAAAATTTTTGCATGGCGATTGATTGGAAACGTGTAGGGGTGGACTTATTAGGGATTGGGATGAATATATGGGGAGATTGATTAATATATGGGAAGATTGATTAATATATGGGTCGGGGTTACACTGAGGTATACAAGACAAAAGGGGACCCGAGTCAGACCTTTCTTCCTTTTTTACCCCTCCCCCTTACTCGAAGTCTCCGTATTCTTTGGCTAGATCATATACCTCTGCTGGATCCATGCCAAACTTCTCTGCTACAAACTCATAATCCATACCACTCTGTACTAATTGGTCTAGTAGATCTATTAAAAAATCTTTCATTGCACTCATAATTATCCTTTATTAATTTGTATGCTGTATTCTACTCTATCCATCTTATGGTCATATACAGTAACTGTAGTAGATATGCTACTGTACCTATGTAACATTCTATTCTTACATGCAGCAATAGCAGTGTTAATGCTAATATTATCACTTACTGTTCCATCGCACACTCTCTTCCATGTGGTGTAGAAGGAGATGCCGTTGATGATGATTCGGGTCATTTCAAGCTCCATGGTTTCATGATGAGAACAATTCCAATACAACCGACGATCAGTACAAGGACGTCCATAGTAGTACCCCCCCTTAGATGGTTAACATGTAGGTAGCCAGGTCTTTCCAGTCTTTGTTACTGGCGCGAACCTTGGAAACCGAGATTAATGTACGCAAAGAAATCTCCTTGCATTCTTCTTTGATTTCACGAATCAGACCAAGAGCATCATTGATGATGGTCGAATCGTACTCAGGCAGAAACTCACCTGAATTGGCAATCGTTTCCATGCGCTCGATTTTTTGATCGGTTGTCATGGAAAGATCGATCATCATGGAACGCGACCGAATTGCCTGGTCGATTTTTCCGTCATCCAGGTTCGAGATGAAAATCACCCGACCTTCGAAGTTGAAGGAACGTGGCAGATCTTCGTCACGCATGTCTGCATTCCAGGAGATGATTCTTTTGCCGTAGGAGTCAAGTGCGGACTTCAGAATGTTCAGAGCAACTGGATCCTTAAGAACTGAATCGCAGTCGTCGAACACAATGATCGACTTGTTGTTTTCGTAGAGTGTACGATAGAGACCTTTGGGTGTCGAATAACCCTTAACCATCGTAAAGCACTTACGCGTATTAATGATCGCACCGACTTGAAAGTCAGCTAGATCAGAAATGTCTTTGTAGCCATTGGTCTCAAGAGTCTTGGTAACGGTATAGGTCTTACCTAGACCACCCTCACCAGTAATAATGGCACTGGGCTGAACGCCAGTCGCGACCATCGTAACCAGCTTTTCGACAAACTCGAATCGCTTGTTAATACCGAACTTGTCTACTTTCGGCTCAGCTACTGCAGTACTACCAACAATCATAGAGAAGGGAGCTTTCACTCCAGTAATTTTCCAAAAGTGCCACTCCACTACCTTTTCCATATCGCGACCAGTTTTACCAGTAGTAACGATTTTGTCTCCCAGACGGATCTCGGTTTTCCCGTTACGGAGATTTTTGGTAGTAACTTTCAGACTCACTGTATTCATTCATTTTCCTCAATAATCAATCAATAAGGTAATTATGCCCCAAACCTGAATTATTGTAAACGATAACCCTACAAACCGTAGGGGTATTTCTAGATAAGCCAGCAATCGGGATAAGTCTTAATAAGGAGGGACTGGAGTTTTAGGGCTAACCGAGCTTCAGCTTCTTCGCCTTCCAGGGACAGAATCGCTAATTTTTCGATTAATTCGCTAATAAAAAGGTCGTCAATTTTTTCGGTCATAGTTATCTCCTGAGGTAAAAGTCAAGTATACCTGAAAATTGAATTATTGTAAAGCCACTAAGTAAGCGAGCACTTACTTACTTCATCAAACCCGACACTCCATTATACCTCCTGGAGTAATATTAGTCAAATTTATTTTTCTTCGAACCAGATATCGCCATCTTGCAAGAATGAGTTATCTGGGATATAGGGTGCGACCTGTGGGGGAACAGGTTCGGGATCAGCATTATTACGCTTAGAGATGTAGTTATACTTACGTACTTCAGATTCATCGCTGCCGTTAGTCAGTATGGCACGCTGAGTATTCGCTATCTTCTGCTTGGTTTCTTCTGAGTGTGGCTTCTTATTACCACAGCTGCGCGAACAGTATAATCCACGCTTCTTATGCTTTACATGACATATAGGACAAGACTTTTCTCTATACTCACCCATTACACTCATTTTCCTCAAGACTGAACACTACCACGTCAATACCTTTACTCTAGGTGCATCACATGGATAATTCACGGTGCATTGCTTATACATCATATAGGCTAAAGGAGCACAGGATATCAGTAGTAATAGTAATACCAGGCATATCATCAATAGGATATATCTTATCGTAATCATATAGAGTATGAGTAGGATATGCTTAATTAGAAACATCCTTGTCGTTTTTACGTTTTGCAGGAGTTAGATTCATTCCTGCAGCTACCACACAGTAGGTCTTTTCGTCTACCTGCTCTACCAGAGTCCAGGATGATTCTTTGGCATTGGCGAATAGAGTAGTTCCATAATGCTTTGCGGTTCCGTCAGACATTATTCTCGTGGAGGACATGTTAATCATGGGAACTTCTGAGTACTTTGTCATGAGAGTTTGTAGTCTCTCTAGTGGCATGCAGTATGCTTGGAATGGTACTATAAGTTCGTTGGATCTTGCAGGTTTCATGGCAGTTAGGATGACTGCTATAAAAGAGAAGAGAGTAAGTATTAGAGGGAGTTTCATTCTAGTCATGGAATCTTAGCTTGTGGGCGATTTTACCTATGAGTAGGATAATTGCCAGGATTACTATAAAGCTGCTCGCCGAATAGAGTAATCCTAATATTAATTCAGTCATGAGCATTTTTTATCATCTCCTTGATGTCTATGATCTTTTCTCGTTCGATCATGTCTATAATGTCGCTGGTTAGACGGATCTCCATCTGTAGCCAGTGCATTCTATCCTGGAGTTTTTTGAGTTCCTCGTGATAGAACTGCAGTTCTTTTTCCTTACGTGCTTTGGTATCTAATAGATCCTTTATGATTATGATTTTACTCGTCGTCATGTTCGTTAAGTACCTCGTCTGAAACCCAGATAATGTAGAGAATAACACCTGCGGAAAGAATTGTCAGTAGTAATGT